CTCGGTGCAGGTGTTCACTGCGGCCAACGTGCCCCTCGATGGCTCGGTCTGGCTGATGAGCGACTCGAATGCCTTCGGTTTGTCGATGTCCCTCAACGCACTCGGTCAGCCGCTCTTCCCGGGCATGAACGTGAACAGCGGCACCGGCACGATCTATGGGATGCCGGTGATCGTCTCCAACAACGTCAGCAACCGCGTGGTGCTTGTCCATGCGCCGTCGATCCTCTACGCCGATGAAGGGGGCGTCCGGATCGATGTCAGCCGCGAGGCCTCGGTGCAGCTCGACTCGGCGCCGACGGATCCCGTGGACGCGACGACCGTCTATGTCTCGCTCTGGCAGAAGAACCTGGTCGGCCTCAAGGCCGAACGGTTCATCACCTGGGTGCGGGGCCGAACGGCGGCGGTGCGGTACATCTCGGCGGCGGCGTACACGGGCGCCTAAATGCGACTCGCGATCGGGGGGCCGACACGGGATCTCGTGCCGGCCTCTTTCGCCGTGGACCTCGCGCAGCTCTATGCGAAGACCCGCGAATCGGGGCCATGGGGCCGGAACGTCACGGTGGGCTTCATCGCCTCGACGTACATCCACGTTGGCCGCGAGATGTTCCTCGAGGAGTCGTTGAAGCAGGGCGCGACGCACATCCTGTGGATCGACACGGACATGAGTTTCCCGCCGGAAGCAGCGAATTGGTTGGCGCTCCATCAGCAGCCGTTCGTCGCGGCGAATTGTGTCACGCGCGACGGATCTGGTCGCTTCACCGCGCGCCGTGATGGCCACCGAGTGCGGACGACCGAAGAGTCAACGGGGCTCGAAGGGGTTCACGAAATTGGATTCGGCCTCGTACTGATGGAGGCGGCGGCGATCCTCGCCGGTCTGCCACGTCCGTGGTTCCTCCACGGGATGAACGAACAGGGTGGCGACATCGGCGAGGACATCATGTTCTGCCGGTCCGTCCGCAAGGCCGGTCACACGATCTTCATCGATCACGATCTCTCGAAACAGGTGGGGCACATTGGACAGCGAACCTATCGTCCAGACTCGGCGCTTGCGCTCGCCCTTTAACAACGAAATCTGGATTGTGCCGCCGGACTGTTCAGACGAGATGTATGAGGCGCTGGTGCAGCGCAAGTTCATCCCGGTCGACGAAGACGGGAAGCCGCTGAAAAAGGCGAAGTCGTGAGAGTGGCGGAGGAGGTCCGGCCGGAAGTCGAAGGCTGGTTCCATCACGGCTCAAAGATTCTGGACTTGATCGGTCAGTATCGGCCGAAAGTCTGCGTCGAGCTCGGGACCTGGATGGGCGCCTCGGCGATTCCGGTGGCGCGATCGATCCGCCGCTGGCGCGGCACCTTGACGTGCGTGGATACCTGGTTCGGGTTCCCGAATCACGATCCGGAACGAACGGGGCAGTCGCCATGGATGTTATCCAGTTGTGCACGAAACCTCGAGCAGGCGGGTGTGAGTGGCTCGATTCGGCTGATTCCCACGACGACCGCGGAAGCGGCCCGTTGGTGGACGACGCCAATCGATTACCTCTACGTCGATGCGGATCACGCGCACGAGTCGGTGTTGGCCGACCTGCGGGCGTGGGTGCCGCATCTCGCGCCCGATGGGCTCCTACTTGGCGACGATTACGACAGTGACCTCTACCCAGGTGTGAAGACCGCCTGGGATCAGTTCGAGCGGGAATCGGGGTTCACATTCACGCGGTACCAGAGTGATCCGCCATGCGTAAACGGCATTCAGCTGATCTACGGTCACGCAAGCCACGGAAGGATGCAGTGATGGCTGAGAACCACGACACCAAGGAGACGCCTGAGACGCCGGCCACGGTCACCGTGATCGCCTTGCGCTATCACACGCTGAACGGTGAAGAACATCCCGAAGGGTCAACCTATGAGGTGGGTCCGGCTCACGTCGAGAGCCTGATCGCTCAGGGGATGGCGAAGCGCAGCGAGTAAACCATGCCCGTGTCGATCCAGCTGTTTGGCCGTCAGCTTGAGTTCAGCCGCAAGGGGATCGTCTTGCGTCCGCTGAGCCCGCGTGGCAATGGCTGGTTTCCTTGGGGCATCGTGCGCGAGAGTTTCACCGGCGCGTGGCAGAACAACGTCGAGCTCCGGCTCGATCAGGTCGTGACGAATCCGACCTTGTTCTCATGCATCACGCTGATTGCCGGCGATATTTCCAAGACTTGTCTGCGTCTGGTGGAAGAAGACGACGACGGGATCTGGACGGAAACCGAGTCGCCGGCCTTTTCGCCGGTGCTCAGGAAACCGAATCACTACCAGACGATCACGAAGTTCGTCGAGCACTGGATGGTGTCGAAGCTGACCCAGGGCAACACGTACGTGCTGAAAAAGCGCGATCAGCGGAATGTCGTGACAGCCCTGTACGTGCTCGAGCCATCGCGTGTCATCCCGCTCGTGACGCCGATGGGCGATGTCTACTACCAGTTGACGCGGGATGATCTCTCTGGACTGAGTGAGCCGACGGTCACGGTGCCGGCCTCCGAAATCATCCACGATCGCATGGTGTGCCTGTTTCATCCACTGATCGGGGTGACGCCGATCTTTGCCTGCGGCGCCGCCGCGGTGCAGGGACTCACGATTCAGGCCAACACGAACAAGTTGTTTAGTAATGGGGCGAGTCCTGGTGGCGTGCTGACGGCACCCGGGTCCATCAGTGTCGAGACAGCCCAGCGGCTGAAGGAGTACTGGGAGCGGAACTACACCGGCGACAACGTCGGCAAAGTGGCAGTGCTCGGAGACGGGCTCAAGTTCGAGGGGATTACGCAGACCGCGGTCGATTCGCAACTGATTGATCAGTTGCAGTGGAGCGATGAGCGAATCTGTTCGGCCTATCACGTTCCGGCGTATCTGATCGGCGTCGGGCCGCCACCGCCGTACGCGAACTTCGAACCGTTGATGCAGGCCTATTATTCGCAATGTCTCCAGACGCATCTGACCAATTTCGAGAAGTCTCTCGATGAAGGCCTCGGCATCGACGAGCCGGTCGGCGGTACGCAGTACGGCGTCGAGTTCGACATTGATGATCTCATTTGGATGGATACAGCGACGAAGACGAAGGCGGCTGCGGACGGCATCAAAGGCGGCGGGCTGTCTCCCGATGAAGCGCGTAAGAAGTACTACGGTCTCGGTCCAGTCGATGGAGGAGACACGCCGTACATGCAGCAGCAGAACTTCTCGCTGGCGGCCTTGGCCGAACGCGATAGCAATGATCCATTCGCGAAGCCCGCGCCGGCGCCGGCGGCTCCATCGGCGTCCAGTCAGGATGCGATGGCGGCCGATCAGATGTCCGCCGATCAGATGGCGGCGAGTCTCTCGGATCTGCTCACCAAAGAGCTGGAGTTAGTCGCGTGACTGAGAGCGATCTCGCCGTCCTGGTTCGCACGATCGGTCCGATGATTCGTGAATTTGTGACGAAGGCCATCAGCGACATCACGCCCCGGCTGGCCGCCGCCGAGGCGACGATTGCGGCGCTTGGGGATGTGCGCGATCGGGTGATTGCGGTCGAAACGAAAGCGGCCATCCCGGTATTGCCATTGCCGCCAGAGGCTGGCTACGACGACCTCCGGACGCGCATCGTGATGCTCGAGGCGCGGCCGCCGGCACCTGATGTCATCGACCTCCGTGAGCGTCTAGCCTCGCTCGAGCGGCGGCTGCAGGACGATGGTCTCACGAAGGACATGGCCGCTCTGCGTGAGCGCGTGGCCGTGCTGGAGGTGAAACCGGTGACGCCTGGGCCGCAGGGCGAACCTGGTCCCGCGGGAAAAGACGGAACCCCTGGCCTGAGTTATGAGGGCGTCTATCAGGACGGGAAGGAATACGAGATCGGGCAGATCGTGACGTGGGCCGGCTCGACGTGGCACTGCAATGAGACCACGACCACGAAACCAGGGGACGCCTCGAAAGCGTGGACGTTGATGGTCAAGCGCGGGCGGGATGGAAAAGACGGGAAGGATGCGCCGGCCCTCGTACCGGTCGTGGCGCTGAATCGATAGATGGCGATCGTCCGACTCCAAACGGCGAAGGATCACCTGCGGATTCCGCCCGATGATGTGGCCCACGACGTCGACATCGACGCGAAGCTCGAGGCCGCGATTGCGATCATCCTCCAGTATCTCGGGGCGCAGGCGACGCGCATCGAGACGGTCTCGGTGGCGAATCCAACCGTGATTACGACATCGACGCCACACGGGTTGACGACGGGGACGACCTACGCGATCGAAGGAACGACGACGACACCGACGGTGAATGGTGTACAGACGGTGACTGTGACGAGCACCACGACCTTCACGGTTCCGGTGAATGTGACCTCGGGTCAGACGGAGGCCGCGGGGACCGTCGGGCTAGCCACGTACACGGAAACGACGCTGCCAGGTGCGGTCAAGTCTGGCATCTTGATTACGCTCGAGGATTTGTACGAACGGCGCCCGATCAACTGGGAGGCGTTGAGTCTGTTGCTGATGCGATCGCGCGATCCGGCGGTGGCTTGATGGATGTCGGGAATCTACGGCAGATCGTGACGGTTCAGGGTCCTGGCGCAGTGGTGCCGGATGGAGAGGGCGGGTTTACGCAGACCTACTCCAATCTGGTGCCGGCTCAGATGCCGGCAGACGTGCGACCAGTGACGGCTCATGACCGCGAGATCTTCGTGGCCGGCAGTACGGTGCAATCGACGGTCAGTCATGTCGTGACGATGCGATATCACTCTGGCGTGACGACGAAGACGAGACTGCTGTTCGGATCACGGGTCCTTGATGTCACAGGCATTCAGAATCCGGAAGAACGCAACATCTCGCTCGTCTTGTCCTGCGTGGAGCGGGTGGACTGATGCCGAACCAAATCGTCCTTGAGGGATTCGAGGATTTCAAGGCGATGCTTGCGCAATTGCCGGACACCTTAGCGGAGGAGGCTGAGGCGATTGTCGAGCACTACGCGGAGATCACGGCCTCGAGTATCCGTCAGGCGTACCCGATCGGTGATACGGGCAAGCTCCGTCGAGGGGTGAAAATCCAGGTCCTCAAACGGCGATTCGTGGCTGGCCGCACGGTGCGGAGCACATCGCCAGCCGCGCATTTGTGGGAGTTCGGTACACAGAATCGCGTGACGCGCCAGGGGTGGCGCCGCGGGCGCATGCCAGCGCACAAGCCGGAAGGCCTGGTTGCCATTGCCGTTCGAAACAGACGCGCCATGGTCGAAGCCTTGATCGCCATGCTCCAGAAGCGACCATTCGAGGTCACGACGCGTGGGATATAGCGGCGACGTCGATGCGGCGCTGGTCTCGAAGTTACTCGGAGACGGGGCGCTGATGGCGTTGATGCCCGACGGCGTCTATTGGGACGTCGCGGCCTCTGGAAAGAAACGCGTCGTGATTGTCAAGTTGATGTCCCATTCGGTGGAGCGGATGTTCAATGCACGGGCCTACGAGTCTGCGATCTATCTCGTCAAGGCGGTCGAATTGAGCATCAGCGGGACCAACGCCAAAGCGGCTGGTCGACGCATCGATGCCTTGCTGAACAATGGGTCGCTAGGCACGATTTCCGGCTATCTGCAGATGAATTGTGAACTCGATGAGTACGTGAGGTATGCCGAGGACGATCCGGACAACAAGGATGCACGCTGGCAGCACTATGGCGGGATGTATGCCGTCACCGTCAGCCCAACCTAAAGGAGTAGAGACGACATGGCTTTAACGACCAGCGTGACGATGAACATCCAGGCCTCGCAGACCTCAAGCCTCGATCTGGTGACCAAGCGCGCCGACCTCTTGAAATCCATCGCGCTCGCGCTGGACACGGGCACCGGCCTCAATCAGGCCGATGTCATGTTCACCGATACCCGGTCGACGGCGGCCACCGATTCGCTCGACATGAACGGCGGCGGTCTGCTCGACAACATCGGGAACGCCTGGGCGCCCGCGCGCATCAAGGCGATCATCGTGGTAGCAGCCGCGGCGAATACTGGAAACGTGCTGTTTCGGCGACCGGCGTCGAATGGTGTGCCGTTCTTGACCGCGGCTGGCGACGAGATCCCCATCCATCCGGGTGGTGTGTGCATGATCTGGGCGCCGAGTGCGGCCGGCTATGTCGTCACCGCCGGCACAGGGGATCTGATCGAATGCGCCGCGAGCGCGGGGACCGTGACGTACGACATCTACATCGTCGGGGCATCGGCGTAAACCATCCTGGGGAGAGTTGTCGGGGCACCGATCAGAACTGAGGAGGCGGATCGATGGCACTGAATCAGCGGATTCATGGCAAAGGTGGACAGATCAAAATAGACACGGCTGGTGGCGTGTCACTCGTCGAACTCGCCGATATGAACCAGTGGACACTGGACATGTCGACAGATCGCGTGGTCGTCACGGCGTTCGGCGATACGAACGTCAGGCGCGTGTCGGGTCTGCCAGATTATGCGGGCACGTTGGGCGCGTGGTGGAATGCGGCGACGGCGCCGACCTATTTCTCAGCCGTCCTCGCGGGGACGCCGGTGACGCTGCGCCTGATCGAAAACCGCAACGATCCGACCGTCTATCATCAAGGCCTCGCCAACATCGATGGATCGATCTCGGTCAGCGCGACTGGCGCGGTGTCCTATACGGGTAAGTGGGATGCGGCGGGCAACTGGTCGTTCGCGTTTTGATGCATGAAGCGCGGCACCATCCGGGGCGTTAAAGGGCTGATCAAGTGGTCGTACTACAACGCGGCCGCGATTCAGGGGTACACGGTCACGATTTCGGAAACCGGGCAATGGAGTTTGAGGGCGAGTGTCGTGGCACTTGATGCCTTCAAGTTCTCGCGCCGCCCGCTCTTCTTTGTGGCGCTCCACGAGAAGGGCGAGTGGCGGTGGCCCATCGAGGACGTCGAACTGCACGACGGGGTATTGCGGGCGCAACTCGGGGAGCCCGTGGGGGATACGACATATGGGGCGGTCTCGGTTCGTTAAGGGTGAACAGGTTCGCCTGCCGTTGTCCGACGGCGATTTCATCGACATCAAGAAATCACTGACGCATGGCGAACGCGAGGACATGCTCGCAGCTATTGCGCCGACCATCATCATCGGTGAGCGTCGTCGACTCGATGCGCGCAACGTGCGTACCGCGAAGGTTCTGACGTACCTCGTCGGATGGTCGTTGCTGGATGACGGTCAGCCGGTCCCGTATTCGCTGGATCTCCCGGAAGATTTCCGCCGCGATACCTTACGCCAGCTCGATCCGTCCACGTTTGATGAAATTCACAGGGCGATCGAGCAGCACGAGGCTGCCGATGATGCCGAGAGGACAGGAAAAAAAACGGTGACCGCATCGCCCGTATCGAAAGCGACCTCCGACTCGCGCTCCGGTGCTCCTGGCGTTACGAGTGGGTCCGTGAATTGAAAGCCGAGGTCTACGACGTGTTGGTAGCGATGCTGAATCGAGAGGCTGAAGCGGCCGCACCACAGGATAACGACGATGGCGGTTAATTCTAAGTTCATCGCCGACTTCGATGATTTCTACCGAGCCGTCACGAAGGCCGAAGCCTCCCTGAAAGGGTTCGAGACTGGTGCCGACAAGGCCGGCGCGGCCGTCGATGCCGTCAGTAAAACATCGTCTCGGTTTGACAGTCTCAAGTCGGTGATCACCGATATCGGCGCTGGTCTGGCGGGTGCGTTTACGGTCGGTGCCGTGACACAGTTCGCCAGCAATGTGGTCAACACGGCCTCAGCCCTACAGGATCTCAGCGATCGGACGCACATTGGCGTGGAAGAGATTCAATTGCTGGCCGGGGCGATGTCGGAGTTCGGCGTCGATCAGGATGAACTAGCCAAGGGACTGTTCGGCCTGAGCCGTCGTATTGCGCAAGGTGATGACTCGGTCGAGCTCGCGTTGCGCCGGATGGGCAAATCGCTTTCCGACGTACGGGACATGAAGGGGGAGGAACTGTTTTTAGAGATCGAACATGGCCTGGCGACGCTGCAGGGCGGTCTCCGTGATACGACGGCGTCAGACCTGTTCGGATCGAAGCTCGGCATGGCCATGGCGGGCGCATCCGAGGGTATTGACGGTGCGATGGAGGCGGCCCGTCGCATGAATAACGTTATGAGCAAGGAATCAGTGGCGGCCCTCGATCATTTCGGCGAATCCATCGAACGCGCCAAACGCAACCTGACGGCAATGAGCGCCAATGTCATGGGACCGCTCGCTGAGGGATTCAACACCTTGTTCGATGCGGTGAGCAAGGGTGCCAGCAAGTGGGACGTCGCGATGTCGATGCTCCCCAAAGGATTCATGATGATCGGCACCGGCGCGGATAGCCTGACGAAGACCATCGACGACCTCAATCAGCAAACAGAGAAGCACGTAACCACAGTCACGCAGGTCGGCGTCGCTCATGAGAATACGGCCGGGTCGATTCACAAAACCAAGGCGGAGATTGAGGCCGAGAATGAGGAAGTCAAGAAACTGACGGATGCGTGGAAGCAGAGCGAGGAAATCCTGCGGGATCTCCACGCGCAGACGTTCAATCAGACGATGAAGTTCCTCCGCGAGGAACGCCAGGAACGTCAGAAGGCGACCGAGGAACGGAACAAGGAAGTCATCGCGGGTCTCTCGGAAATCCAGAAAGTGGAGATGGATTACCACGATCTGCTGATGAAACAGACGTTGTCCGAGTCGGACTACCAGATCATGAAGATCTGGGAAGTGGCCGATGCGCAGATCAAAGCGTTTAAAGGGACGGAAGAGCAACTGATCGCTTTTAGCGATGCCGTCTATACCTATGCGCAGGCGCAGGCGGATGCCGTCACGGTCGTGGATACATCCCTCACGCAGCTTCAGAAAGATGCCATTACGACATTTGCGGTGATCGGTGGCGCGAGCCAGCAGAGCGCAGAAGCCACGGTCACGTCCTATGAGGACGCCTACTCTAAATCGGCGGCGGCGTTCGAACAGTTCAAAGGCGTCGTGGTGGCCGGGACGCACGGCATCATGGAATCGATGATCCCGGTGATGAATGCGAGCGACTGGATCACCAGAAAGTGGCAGATGGAGCAGGCCCAGCGGGACCGCGGGGAGTTCTTTCTCACCGGTTTTGGTGGCGGGATGCCGCCGCGAGCCGCCGGGGGCTCAGTCTCGGCGGGGGCGACCTATCTGGTCGGTGAGCGCGGTCCGGAGCTCTTTCGCCCGAATGCGTCTGGCACCATCATCCCGAATGGCGTCGGTGGTGGCATGGTCAATAACTTTTACGTGAACGGGTCCGTGAAGGATCTGGCGAAGCCGCTAATGGACGAACTGACGCGGATGATGAGACAGAGCCGACTGCTGCCGTCGGCGTAAGGAGTCGCGAATGAGCCTGGGTTATTGGAAGGTTGTACAGAGCGCGCACAGTGATGGCAGTGCGATTACCGCCGCGGCGGCGACGTCGGCCTTGCCCACGTCGGCGAAGTGCTGCATGGGGCCACTGGTGCATATCGGCCAGGTCTTCCGGTTCCGTGCGTGGGGGCGTATCAGTTGCGTCGTCACGACGCCTGGTACGGCGCGGTTCGATTTGCGGATCAATAGCACGGTCGTGTTTGATTCGTTGGCCATTCCGCTCAATACAACCGCCCAGACCAATGTGCCATGGGAACTCGATGTTCTACTGACGGCGCGGACGCTCGGCACGGCGGCCAACCTCATGGGACAAGGTCGATTCAGCTCGCGTGCCGTCGTCGGATCTGGCGCGGCCGGTACGAGCGGCGTCGGCGCCGAACTTCTGCCCTACAACACGGCCCCAGTCGTCGGCGGGAACTTCGACGGTACGGTCTATCAACAGATGGACCTGTTCTTTACGCAGACGGTCGCGACGGGCAGCTTGACGTTACATCAGTATATGTTCGAAATGGCGACGTTTGAGTAAATGCCGTTCTCACTGTTCGCGCCCTATCGCAAACGTCAGCGCGGGCCGCTTGCGGCCGGGATTGCTCCTCCAGTTGCGGCCCCGGATACGCCGAGTGCGCCGACACCGAGCAATGGTGGGAACGCGTACTATTCGTTGCTGTCATGGACCTCCGCGCGTGCGACGCAGTTCGATATTTATTTCGGCACGAGCGCGACACCACCGCTCGCCATTCCGAAATACGTCGGCACATCGCACGTCCCCGGGAGCACCGTCTATATCCCGGCGCTTCAGCCGTCCACGACCTACTACTGGCAGATCGTCGCATTCAATGGCGGTGGGAGTGCCGCCGGTCCGATCTGGTCCTTCACGACATTCGCCGCATCCCAGGTGCTGTTTCTCGTCAATGGCTCCGTGATGAACTCGCGGATCCGGTTCCCGCAAGGGCTGCAGATCCACGATGTGCTCGGGGCCGCGCCGAATACGGCGACAGCGTTGTTCGATACGGTGGCGCCGACTGCGGGGCAGTCGATCACGATCGGGCTTGGGACGCTCGATCCGGGAAATCTTCTCTTCGGCGGCGAGATTCAATCGGTCGACCAGAGCTATGAATCGAAGCCAGGTCTGATGATCTGGCCCGCGAATCTCATCGATCACACGTTCGCGATCAATAAGCGGCGACCATTTGGGACATTCGTGAATCAGTCGGCGACGGCCATCGCGCGGACGATCATCGCGCAGTACGCGCCCGGGTTCACGTCGACGTATGTCCAGGCCGATCTGCCGACGATATCGATCAACTTCGACGGCCAAGACGACTTCATGTCCTGCATGAGCCATCTGGCGCAATCCATCGACGGTCGGACGAAGGTGGACTACAGCCGGAACGTCCATCTGTTCATCCCGCCAGAGACGGGGATCACGGCACCGAGTCCAATCGATGAAACGCATCCGCCCCTCAATGATCCGGCGATAAAGTTCTCGACAGATCTATCACAGTGTCGGACGACACTCTATGGGAAGGGACATGGGGAATCAGTCGACACCGATGTCAATGCGAGAGAGCCGATCATCCCACTACCGAATGCGGTGATGTTTAATGCATTGGGTGGTCAAGCCATTGCTGGGACCACGTCAGATGGGGCGCAGACGCAAATCTTTTCCTATACCGGAGCCTTTCTGGGTGGTGGTGGATCACTGGTGGGTCCAGGTATCTTGCCGAGCGTGGCCCCGACGGTGGCGATGTCATCCGGGAACGTGGATGCCGGCGTCCATAAGTACGCATACACCGACGTCACTGCCTCCGGTGAGACGTTACCGAGTCCTCTCGCGACGATCACGACCAACCCATCGACATCCATCAATGGTCCCGTGATTACTGATTGGGCCTCGACATCGGGCGGGATGACGCCTGGACAGGTCTATAAATGGTGCCTCGCGTACGGCCCGGACGTGTCGACACAAAGCTATGTCGGATCAGTCTCGTCACCGTATACGGCGACGACCATGCGGGCACTGCTCCAGTGTGATCAGGGGCCGGTGTTCAGCACGATGTCGTACGTATTTGTCTATCGTACCACTGGAGGCGGATCGACATTTTACCTTGAGTACTCCACGCGTATCGAGGACATCCCGCCAGTCGGATCTGGTTCAGCATTCGGTGTCGGCATCATTACGGATGCGACACTAGTGACCTTGAGTACGCTGCCGGCGCTTCCGGCTGCGAATCAAGGCGGTGTCTTTCTCTCAGGGATTGCGATTGGTCCTTCTGGTGTCACCTCACGTAAGGTCTATCGAACGGCTCATGATAGTGCGCAATTACAGTTACTGACCACGATTGCGAACAATACCGCCACGACGTATATCGATGCGGCTGCAGATAGCACGTTAGGAGCGAATGTCCCGACGGGCGATACGTCAGGACTGACGCAACCAACGGGTCAGGTGAATGCGGGCTCGACGTCGATACCGACCGCGAGCGCGGCGCCGTTTCGAGTCGACGGTGGGTGGGTGATCAATGGTCAGCAGGTCATCCGGTACACCGGGATCAGCGGCAACACCCTCACCGGCATTCCTGCGAGTGGCGCCGGTGCGATTCTCACCACCATCGTCTACAACACGCAGATTCTCCCGTCGCCATGCTTGTTCGGTGTCAACAGTTGGAACGGTTTGAATCTCGCGCTGGCGAAAGGATCGAGTGTCAACATCTGGGTCAAGCGTGATGACCTCGCGGCGCAAGCGATACTCGGCGCGCTCGAGAAGAATCCGGACGGCACCAATGGCGACGGTATCCGCGAGCATCTGCTCGTCGATGAGCGGAGCGGCGAAGATCGCATGATCGAACTGTGCGATGCGGATCTGGCCCGGTTTGCCAGACCGGTGGTCTCCGTCACCTATAGCACGCGTGATACGCAGACGAAGGCCGGGAAAACCGTCACGCTGAATCTCGCGACCGGGATGTTTGATCCGGCGGTCTTCGATCCGGCGGTCTTCGATGTCTGGAAAATCTGGGGACTCTCGGGGGATTTCCTGATTCAAGACGTCACGATTTCATGGGATGCGGCGCCGGAACTCCTGCCGCGATATACCGTCACCGCCTCATCGGCGATGTTTACCTTTGCGGACTTGCTCCGCAAGGCACTGATTACAGGGTAGCTATGCCAGTCACCATTACCGGTACCGGCCCGACGTTGTTACGCACGTTCGCGTTTCCCGACATCAACGCAACGATCCTGACGAGTGCGGCGGCCGTGACGGCGGCGCAGGGCGGGACTGGGATCACAAGCTATACAACGGGCGATTTTCTCGTCGCGACTGGCGCGACGACCTTGACGCACCGCGCGTTGGTGGCGGGGGATATTCCTAATCTGTCGGCGACGTATGAACCGGTGATCAGCAATTTGCCAGTCAGTAAGGGCGGCACTGGGCTGACGTCATACACGACGGGCGATCTGGTCTATGCCAGTGGCGCGTCAACGCTCTCTAAGTTGGGGATTGGCGCGAGCAACACGGTGCTCGTCGGCGGCAGTACACCGACGTATTCGGCGACGCCGAGTCTGTCGACGCTGACGCTCTCAAGCAACCTTATTCTGGATCCGGCGAGTCAGATGAAATGGGGCGCGACGGCATCATTCCCGATGATCCGATCGAGCGGCACGCAGGTGCAATTTGTGCTGGCGGATGGCTCCGCGTATGGACCGGTGCAGGCTGGTGAGTTCATCACGAACACGGCCGGTGGTGGCACCGGGTTTGGCGTCTTTTCGACGGCGGTGAAGATCGGAACGAACCCCGCGGCGACCGGTGCGCTCCGTGTGGCCAATAATCAATTCGCCAACGGGCGTGACTCGACGAACACCGTCGACTATGCGCTCATAGGGATCAACGGCAGTAACCAGGTGGCCGTCGGTGATGCGGCCGTCAGGCACATCATCAACGGCAGTGACATTCAATGGGGGAAGGCATTGGTCGCGCTCGGCGGTGGTGCGGCACCGACACTAGGCACGATTGGTGGCAGCGGTCCGGCGACGGCTGCCCAAAACACTTGGATGCGAGTCTTAGATTCAACTGGCGCGGCATTTTGGGTGCCTGCGTGGAAATGAAAGGGTAACGTAAATGCCTACGACCCCCCGATCGCAAGCGCAGTTAGCACGCGATCCCAATTTTTTGCGACGGCTCGAATCACTTCTGTTGTCTGAAGCCGGCGTGGT